CCACAACCAGAAGCATTTATTCCCGCAAAAGAATTAAAAAAAGGACAAGAACAAATAGATAAAGATGAGGAAGAAACTCTAGAAAAAGCATTTCAAGCATCACAAGCAGAAGTTGAAATACCCGATTCTGCTTTAGAAGCAATAGACCGTGTAAATACACAAAATGCTAAGGAAGGAAAAGCAATAAATGTATTGGAAGGTAAAACTGCAAAAACTGCAATCACAAAGAGAAAACCAGGAAGACCGCCAAAAGCACCAGCACCAGCACCAGCACCAGTACCAGCACCAGCACCAGCACCATCATTAGCATCTACAACATTAACTGAGGATGAAAAGAAGGATTTATTAGCACAATATGATAAAGATTTCCCTTCACAAACTCAAAGTAAGCGTTTACAAGATATATATAATATGAACTATAATTTAGAAAAATTTTATAAAGATTATCCTCAATATGCTTCAGCATCAGCACCAGCACCAGCACCAGCACCAGCACCAGCACCTGAACCATTAATCGCTATTACACCAACACAAAGCGAAACAGATAAAGATATAGCACAAGTAGCAAAGGCAACTGTTGAAGCAGACCCTACTATAGCACCAGAAGACAAAGACGTGGCAGCATCAGCAACGGCAGAAGGATTCGCGAGTGGTTTGAAGAAAGTAAAGAAAATGCATGGGAAGATAATACACGATAAAGTAGTCAAGGTTATGGCATCTCAAGCCGGTATTCAAAAGGGATTAAATAAAGTTAAAAAGATGCACGGTGGGGCTATGCATGATAGAGTAAAAGGAATGCTGATGAAAAAGTTCCCTAGTTTTTTTTTTTTGAAAGGGGGAAGTATTGATAAAAGCCCAGCAGATAATACTGATGTTTTCTTTAGTGATTATAGTGATTTTGTATTATCTGATTTTTATAAAAATAATAAAAGCATTATAACAAAATATCCTCCTCAGAAGAAAGTATTTGAATATGTTCCACCATACAAAGCCTATAGAATAGTAATTCGACCTACAAGTCAAAATATAATGGGTAATAAAATAGTTTATACCGTTGATAGTGATAAATTTACCTATGACGATGATTTGCAAGAATTATATAAATTAGGTGGGATATCTAGCGATGATTATTTTGCATCAAGACAATCACAAACAAAACAAGAATTAACTGAAAGAAAGAAAATATCAGATACAAGTTTAATAAGTGGTTATAAGAAAGGATATAGTCGTGGTTATCAACAAAAAGAACAAGAACAAGAAGAAGAAAAAGAAAAAGAAGATAATTCACCGTTTAACGCATTTGTTAAAGGATTTACTGCTCCTATATCCTTAGTCAAAGAATTTATATAAACATTAGATATATTTTTTGAATTTTTATATATTATAATATTAAAGTATAGATAACACTAATCAAAAATCTTGAGATGGATACAATTAAAAGCAAAACTCAACGTTATTATTTCAACGCTGAATTTATTAATAATACAGGACAATTACAAGATGCCCGATATGATGCACAGTTGATTTATCCTCTACTAGACCATCCTAATGAATATGATATATGTATCAACAGAACACGAATAGATTTAGCAGGGATTCCTTTGAATCTTGGAGGAGTAAATATACCGTTTCAAGAGTGGGAAGTTTCATTAGGATATTATGATGGAACTAATTGGAATTATAAAAACGCATTTGTTCCTCAATTCAATCCTAAAATTATAACTACACAAAATTATTATTCTATAAACTTAAATAATGCAATTGAAACAGTCAATCCTCTAAATCCTTATACAGTTTCATCAACTGTTCCATTAGTCAATACAGATTCTGATACAGTTGCACCGTGTTTCGATTCCGCATATAATACTATTACATTCTATATAATGAGTACAGATACAAACACAATCAATATATATCAAAATAACAGCGCAACATTAGTATCTTCATTACCAGTTCCAACAGACCCTACCTATTACGCAACTTTATTTATTTGTACAGATAAAAATGGTAATCTTTACAGAGGATATATGAATATTGTTCTTGGTGGTGATTATACCCCAGTTATACAAGCATACACACGAACATCGATAAATACGTGGGTTGCAGGAATAAAATATACTTGTCCAGCACTTCAACGCCCAAACCTTTATTTTGAAACTATGTTTGTTCTAGAAAATGAATTAAACCAAATAATAGCGTATTTTAATCAGGTTGCATCAGTGCCTGCATCTCCATATGTTATTTGGACTATTGGAACTCCAGTAGGTGATAATGCATTTGCGACCAATAATGGTTATCGTTCTATTACTAATGCAGATTACGTTTATAGATGTGATAATGCTGGAAATTTTAGTATTGCTACTAATTTAGCATATGTATTACAAATAAATAAACCTATAATTGCTTTTATAGGATTTGATGCTGATGGGAATTTATTAGTAGCTCAACAAGGTGCAACGGTTATAGAATTTAATGCAATTAATAATTTAACAGGTGCTTTTGTATATTCCTTTTCACCACCTCTAGGTTCTTTTGTTATAGGTGTTGGACAACCATTTACTGAAACTATAGATTCTGGAAAGACTGGCAATATATACACATATCAAAAATATTTAAATCAAATCAATAGCGCTTTTGAAAATGCTTTTCAACAAATGGTTGCAACATATGGGGCTAGTTATACACCAACCCAAGCACCGAAGGTTATCTATAACGCTGATTCTAAACTATTTCAAATGATTGTTGAGGGTGCCTATTTACAAGATAATAAATTTATAATTGATTTTAACTATAATTTAAATCAACTATTCCTATTCAATAATTTTGAAGATACTAATAATGCAGGATTTTATTCAATTCAAGTACTCAATAATTATACTAATGCTATTGTTGGAACAGGTTCTATTACTACTCCGCAATTCCTATATGTGGAACAACAAACATCTACAACATACCAATTCTGGAACCTAGCAAGAATAATCATAGCTACTAGTAAGATGGGAGTCAATGGTGATAGTGAAGGGTTCAGTGGCAACAATCAAATTTTAGCAATTACGGACTTCACTCCAGATACTACTACATTATCTCCAAATTCTATCATTATATATTCCCCTTTCGTTTTGAGATTCTATCAAATGTATCAAACTTCGCCATTAACAAGATTAGATTTATCTCTACTAATTGGTGATAAATCAGGCCAGGTTTTTCCCCTCCAACTTCAAGGCAATGGCGGATATGCATCTGTTAAACTCGAATGGCGACGTTCAGCCGATAAAGCATAAGTATTATTTTTTTCTTTTTGTATAAAATAACTTAAACGATACTGAATTATACTATTTAATACTGAAATGGATTATAAAAATGGTAGAATTTATAAGATTACAAGTGATAGCACAAATAAGATATATATTGGTAGCACTTGCCAATCATTATCCAAGAGAATGACTACACATAGAAGTTCGTATCAATCATTTTTAAATGGCAAACATCGAACAACAACGTGTGCTGAATTAATTAAACTAGGAGATGCTATTATAACATTAATTGAAGATTACCCGTGCGAACGTAGGGAACAACTACTAGCTAGAGAGCGATATTATATAGAGTTAAACAAGGATATATGTGTTAATAAATGTATTCCTACTAGAAGTAAGAAAGAATATAGACAGGATAATCGAGAAATACTAAGGGAACACGATAAAGCATATAAGGAAGCAAATAAAGATAAATGGAAAGAATACACCAAAAAATATAATAAAGATTATGCAGAAACCAATAAAGAAAGGTTAGATGAATATTATAACGCTAAAATAAATTGTATTTGTGGTTGTATTACAAATATAAAACATAAATCAAGACACGAAAAAACAATGAAACATCAAAACTTTATAAATTCTCAAGTTCAATGATTTAACTTCATTTTTACATTTTTCAAAATATTTTTATCTTTGTTATATTTAAGAATAAAAAACTTATTAAACTTTTAAAATGGATAAAGTTCTAGCCAAGCGTCTTGTTGTTGATAAGAAGGTTGATGTTCAGGAAGTCGGTTCTCCAGTCGAGACCGTTTTTATTAGCGGAACCAATAAGAGTCTTTACCGCTACACGGCTGATAGTTATTCGGCTGCTTCAATCATCTTCAATAATATCACCCCGCCATCACTAAATACCGTTGTCAAGCGCTGCTTGCCCGTGCAGATCCAAATGTATGTCACAACTGTTTGGGATATTCGCTATGGTGGTGGTCAATTTAATGCCGTTGCTTCTGTTCCTATTACTGCTTATGCTGGTGGTGGTAATTTAGTTGCTGGTCAGATTGTTCCTCTTTATGGTATAAATGATGGTAATGTTCGCGCTGTTGCTCCTAATGCTAGTCTTTGTCTTCGCGCTAATCCTCTAGCTCAAATGCTTAGCACTGCAGATATTCGTATCAATGGAACTAGTACAACTTGCTCCTTTAACGATTATGCCCTTCTTTACCAATATCTAAACGACCACGAGAATGTCGCTCAATGGTCTAGCGAGTTTCCTCTACAACGTGAAAATAGCCCTGTTTATGAAAATGTAAGCAATCGTAGCCCGTTTGCTAAGTTAAGCCAGAATCCCTTTGAACCTTCTCGTGCTTCTTTCGTGGCTCAACTGGTTCAATCTGCAACTGCTGGCAATAATTGCACTAACGTGTATTTAGTTCAATGGACGGAGCAACTTCCCATTTCCCCTTTCCTAACTGGTAAAGATCAGGAAAATGTAGGTTTAACAAATATCAATAATCTTACTTTGAATCTGCGAATTGATAACCTAATTAATGGCTTCTCTTCTCTTAGCGGTGTTGCTGGTACTGCCTTCACTGTTGCCCCTACTATTACTCCGGCATTTACTGCAACTATTGGAGGTGGTCAAGCTAATGCAGGACAACCTACCCTACTAATGGAATTTATCACTCAGAACTCTATTGTTGCATCAATGCAGCCGGCAATGTGTGTTTATGATTATCAACAACTTCAGCCATATATTGCTCCTGGTGGTCTCTCCCCTACTACTATCCCTGCAACTATAAATACTAGCATTAGCGGAACATCAACAAGTCTTCGATTAGTTGCAATTCCTCAAACTCTGTATATCTATGCGCGCCCGGCAAAGGGTCAATATAATTCTAGCATTCCTGATATGTTCCTTACACCTCTACAGGTTAAGGTATTATTTAATAACCGAGTCAATCTTCTAGTTGATTATACACCTGCACAGCTTTATCAACTATCAGTAAAGAACGGTCTTAAGCAATCGTGGTCTGAGTGGTCTTATGGTGTAGGAAGTCCTCTTGTTATTAATGTCGCCGAAGACCTCGGTCTCTCTGAAAGCGAGCAAGCCGGACAGGGAAATAGCTATTGCACACTTCAGGTCATTGCCACATTCTCAAATCAAAACTTAGTTGCCAATGGCTATGCTGGTGGTGTTGTCTTTGATTATTATGTCACCACCGTCACCCCTGGTAAGGCTTATGTCTCTAAATCTGAGTGTGATTTCTCTATTTCCTCTGCACCAAACCCTGCTGAAGTGCTGGCTATCACTGCTGATAGTGATAAACTTCTACACGAGGATTTACCCTCTGCTGAAGGTCAGGATGGTGGGTCTTTTAGCCATCTATTGAAGCGTGGTCTTTCAGTTGTTCGTTCTGGTCTATCTAAGATTAAGCCCGAGCATCTTTCTATGGCTGCTGATGTTCTAGGTGGTCTTGGTGGTGGTGTTGCCGGGGCAGGAATGGCTAAACATCGTCGCGGCAAGTAAATATTTAATTTAATTCATTTTTATAATTTTTATCTTTGTTAATAATAATAATAATATATATCTAGTAGGATGCAATACAAGGATTTTGTTAAGGCTAAGATGGCTGAAATGGCTGGAATGAATATGATGGCTAAAGATAAAATGAAGAAAATTGGAGAACTATGGCGTGCATCAGGACACTCGAAACCCAAGGGAGGGCAATTTGTTGGTGCTGGTGTTAAATCTAAATCAATGGCAAAGAAAGCCCCAATGGCTAAGAAAGCCCCAACAGCTAAAAGTTCATCAATGGCTAGCCATATGAAATTAATGGAAAGAATCCCTATTAATATTGCTATGCAACTAAAGAAGGGAATGTAAATTTATTCGTTTTATTTTTTTAATTTAAATAAATTAAATATATAACTATATAATAAGTATAATAAATAAAGATGGAAGAAAAACAGAGAGTAAATGATAAATGTAATTGTAAAAGTGGCAAGAAATATAAAAAATGTTGTATGAATGTTCCCAAAGAATTGGATATATCATATTTTCAAGAGATGTATAGAAATATTGTAGATAGTTATCATTCACAAATGCCTTATGCAAATAACCCATATTGTAAAATATGCGTAGATACTGAAGAATTGAATGAAGCACCATTAAAAAAATGTAATTTAATTGGAGGAGGCACTGCTTTTTTCTGTGATACTTGTTATAAGTGTCAAAGAAGTATGTGATTTTAATTTTTGGAATTTTTGTGTTTTTAAAATAGCTTAAAGGATACTGAATTATACTATTTAATACTGAAATATACTAATACTGAAATGGATTATAAAAATGGCAGAATTTACAAGATTACAAGCGATAGCACTAATAAGATATATATTGGTAGCACTTGTCAACCATTATCTAAGCGAATGACTACACATAGAAACACTTATAAATGCTTTTTAAATGGTAAGGGTAATAATATAACAAGCTTTGAATTAATCAAATTAGGCGATGCAATAATAACCTTAATTGAATTATTTCCGTGTGAAAGTAAGGAACAATTGCACGCTAGAGAACGATTTCATATAGAATTAAATAGGGATATATGTATTAATAAATGCTTACCAACTAGAAATATGCAAGAATATAGGCAAGATAATATAGAAAAGATAAATGAAAAGAAAAAAGCATACAGAGAGGCCAATAAAGAGAAGATAGCAGCAAGAGACAAAGCATACAAAGAAGCCAATAAAGAAGCTATATCAATAAAGGCTAAAGCAAAGTATCAAGCCAATAAGGAAAAGATAGCAGAATATAATAAAGCACGCTATCAAGCTAATAACGAAAGGATAAGAGAAGCAAAGCAGTAATATAATTATATACCTATATAATTCTTCAAAGTTTTTGAATTTTTTCATTTAGATTTTCACTTGAAAATATGCACCCTGATTTTATCAGCGCAAGACGAGCATTAAGGAATTTTAGGAGTTTTTCAGCGAGAGGGGGTTTTTGTCATGGACACGTAATTTAGAGACCCGCCGATTGGGTTTTTGATTTTTTGAAATTGTTTGTTGATTTTGTGCGTAATGATTTTTGCCGTAGAGATTTTACCGAGTTTTACGTAGAGCGAATGAGAACAGTTGATAGTGGTATGTAAAAAAAAAAAGTAAAGGTAAAAGACTTAGAAAAAAAGGAAAAAGAGAATATTTCCGATCGGCGG